GGGTTAATTGTTCGGCCAAGCCCACCAGAAGAGCTGAATATACCAGTTGTTAAATCAGCACCAAGTGTTAACGTGCCTGATGTAAGAAAAAATGTACCAGTACTAGTTAGAGAATATGCTTTGTTGAATGTTACGACTGCTGTTTGTGTATTTATATCAAAACTTGATACTGCACCCAATACGGCAGTACCACCATACGTAAATTGACCAGTACCAATCACAGTAACGGTTGTTGGATTAATAGTACCGCTTGTAAAGTCAAAGACACCACCAGATTGAATTAACAGCAGTCCGCAATTTATAGTACCACTAACAGAAACATTGCTGGAAGTTATACTAAATGTATTAATTGTTTTGCTATTTCCTGTAACAGTACCAGTTCTAAACATATTTACCGACAAACCGGTAAATGTGCCGCCACTAGATAACACCAAGCTGTTCAAATTCAAGCTAGTTGTTGGAAGTGCAAACGCAGTGGTACCAAAATCCAACGTTGCAAAGTAACTATTAGTAGTAAGAGTTTGTACTGCTGTACCGGATCCAGTAAATGCTAAGTTTGGTTCAAAACCACCCGCAGTTGTTGATGCAAATTGAAAAGTTCTTGTTATATTTGCGGCCGCTGTGAACCCACCCGTACCAGTAAAGCTAAAACCAGTAGTAACTGCCATAGCCAAATTTATTTGTGCTGCAGTAGTGGTTGCTAATATGATATTGTTTGTACCAAACGCAATTGAGCGAGCACTTGTTCCACTACTAGAGAATATACCAGTTGTTAAATCAAACCCGTTGAGTGTTAGTGTACCAGCAGTTAGTGTTGTGGTAAGGGTTGCTCCTAACGTCAATGCACTACCCAAGCTCCACCCACCACCAACGCGATTGAACGTAATTGCTCCGTTTATTACTACTCCATTGGTTGTTATTGTTCTACTGGATAAGGAGTTAAATGTTATACCACCATTGCTATTCCAAATTGTTCCCGCAATTAGTGTCATGGAACCAGATACAGTAAGTGAAGGCGTAGTACCAGTTGCAAACGTAACCGTACCAGCAGAAACAGTAATATCAAGACAAGCCAGGGCTCCTGTCATTGTGACAGTATATGTTGCTGCTTGGTCAAAGAAAACAGAATCAGTAGCTGTCGGTGCTGATGCACCAGAAGCGCCACCTGACGTTGCGGACCAATTAGTTGTAGTAGTGGTCCATGTTCCAGTACCACCTACCCAGTATCTATCTGCCATTTATTATTCCTGAACTGGTGTTTCTTCAGTAGGCATTGCACTGATAATTGCATACCAGTTGTTGTATCTTTCTTGTTGCATGTCAGAAATTTGTTGTGGTGTCAGTAAGTCATATTCTTGTTCAGAAAACCACAATGCATCCCTAAATGTATTTGTTCCGTCTGTTTTTTCAAAAATTACCTGAACTTTGCCGTCAGCTTTATTAATAATATCTTCCATTTTTACTTCTCCAAAAATTATTAGAATCCAAAATTCTTAGCTATGATTTGCCATTTGGACGCATCTGAGTTATATATGAAACCCATGTAATCATATTTATTTGATCCGGTTGATGTTGAAGGTAAAGCTAAATCACTTGAACCCGAAAAAACAGCATTCCAAGAAAATGTTTGTATGTTTGTGCTTTTCAATCTGAATATAATTTTTTGGCCATTAATTAATGTTCCAGTTATTGCATTGATTGTTAATGTTCCTACTGCTTGAGTATTTGTTTGAATCGCAATATCGGTGGTATCACCGTTCATAGTAACTGATGTTGCGTCGGATATTGTAACAACTCTAGGAGGCCCAATTAATATTGTAACATCACCACTTACATTTGTGACATTCACTGAACCAGTAAAATTCAAACTGGTTGTTGAAGAAGTTACTGTTGTTCCTTCTTCTTTAGTTGTGATTATTGCAGAATTTGCTTTTGAAAATGCAGAATTTGCATATGAACTAGCTGATGCGGCATTATTAACCGCTGTGTTAGCCTGTGCGTATGCTGCATTAGCTTGAGTGAAGGCACCATTAGCATATAATGATGCTGAATTGGCTTGGCCATATGCCGCATTAGCTTGAGCAAAAGCAAATGCAGGTGATGAACCAGTATTAGCTGCATCAAAGGCTGCACTGGCTTGAGCATATGCTGCATTGGCTTGAGTGAAGGCACCATTAGCATATAATGATGCTGAATTGGCTTGGCCATATGCTGAGTTGGCATATAGTCCTGTTGCATTTTGTGAACTGTATGCAGAATTGGCTTGCAAAAATGCTGCATTAGCTTGAGCAAAAGCCGCAGCAGGTGATGAACCAGTATTAGCTGCATCAAAGGCTGCGTTAGCTTGTAAAAATGCCGCATTAGCTTGAGCAAAAGCTGCAGCAGGTGAGGAACCAGTATTAGCTGCATCAAAGGCAGCATTAGCTTGCAAAAATGCTGCATTAGCTTGAGCAAAAGCAGCCGCAGGAGAAGAACCGGTATTAGCTGCATCGAAGGCCGCATTTGCTTGAGCATATGCAGCAGTGGCTAATGAGTAAGTTCCTGTGTCTGCAATTGTTATTGTTTTACTGGTCGTACAAGCAGAAATAGAAATACCACTTCCTGCATTGAAACTTAATGTATCATTTGGTGTGCTAGCAAATATCAGATTGTTGTTTGCATTGGCTGTTGCAAACGAAGGACCATTATTTGCGCCATAGAAATGGGAAATATTTCCAGATGAATCTTTATAGAACAACTTTCCGTCGTAGTAATTGAGTGCCAATTCTCCAAAATTTAATGAAGTTGGTTTATTACCTATCGAACCAGATTTTTTAATCTGAATAGTTGTATTAGATATAGTCATTTATTAGAATGTTCCGCCGTCTTTTTCTGTTGTAATTGTCGTTAAGTTATTTTTTTCTTCTTCAATCTTTTTCCTCTTGGCGGGAGTTAACTGTAAATAACCAATTTTTTCATTCAATTCGGATATTTTAACTTCATATTCATTACGAGTTTTTTCATGTTCTGAACGTTCTTTGATTAACTCATTTCTAAACGTATCAACATGACTAACTTGATGTTTAATATTTTCATAATCACTACGAATCGATATTAATTGGGAAATTTCATTTCGCATATTACTAATAAGATCATCTTTTTCTTTGATAATCCTATTCGTCGTTTCACTCGTATTAGATTGAAACTTTAAATTTTCTTCACTCAAAGCTCCAATTCTTTTTTCAGATTCCTCATTCAGAATTGAAATTGTTTTTTCCAATTTTTCAATTCTTTGTGATTGCTCATTAATCACCTCATCAGATATCCTTGCGTTGGTTTGTAGAGAAACATTCCTTAATACCGCATCCTGCATTGTATTGGTTATCAACTCAATATAATAATTCACATACTTTTCATTACCCATATCAAACTCCTATTATAAAAATTACGAAATATTTAGAATGTTCCCCCATCCATTGCTGAAGACCAAACTGGAACACCAGCATTAGTTACAGTCAATATTTGGTTAGACCATGTTTGGTCAGCCGAATCGGCTGCAGCAGTAACACCAAGTGCATCTGATCCGTTGCCATATGTAATGCCATTTAGTGTTGCAGAAGAACGACCTGTACCGCCTTGTGATACTGTTAAACCAGAAATTGCAGTATTAGATACTCCAGAAATTCTGCCATATCCGTCTGTTGTAATTACTGGAATATAATTTCCAGCACCATATGTTCCAGCAGTACCTGTATTTGCTAATGATACAATAGCTGTACCGTTAAAATACGTGATTTGGTCATTATTGAATGATGCACCATTAGTACCGCCGTATGCAATAGGTAATGTACCTGAAGTGATTTGTGAAGCGGATATTGCAATAGAAGTGCTTGTTACACCAGACACACGACCATAGGCATCAGTTGTTAATACTGGTACTGCTGATGCACTACCATAAGTTCCTGCTGTGCCAGTATTTGCAAGAGCACTTACTGCACTTGTTCCATTACCAATTATAATTTGACCAGCACCTAAGGTTGTTGCCCCAGTACCACCATTACCTACTGGAAGTGTTCCTGTGACGCCGGTTGTCAGAGGTAGACCAGTTACGTTGGTCATTACACCGGATGCAGGGGTTCCAAGTGCAGGAGTTACCAATGTCGGACTGTTGGAAAGAACAACTGAACCTGTACCAGTGGATGTGGTAACTCCAGTACCGCCAGAGGTAACTGGTAAAGCTTCTGTTAATATTAACGAATTTGCACTAATTACATTAACACTAGTTAAATTACCGTATGATGCATCAACGCCACCAACTTTAATCGTGTCATACCAAGCATCTGAAGAAAAGTCAACTACTGTTGTTACTTCTGAAGATACGTTAGAGAATAATTTCCATTTATTGTCATTGTAATCACGAACAAAACCAGTGTGTTGGAACTTTGAAGGACCACCTTCATGACCTGTACCAATAATATGACCAACAAAACCAATATCAACTGCATTGCCTGAATTGTTGGATGCCAAATAAATGATTGGATCCGAAATGTTTAATTCACTTCTTACGTTAGCGAAAGAAACATTTCCAGAAACGATAAGGTTGTGGACAGTTAATAGGCCGCCAATGTTCACATTGTTTGTTGGAACACTAAGTGCTGTATCAAATATTTGTGTTCCTAAGCCTGCTATATTTGTACGAGCAATTGTTGCATCGCTGCTAATTGTTATAGTTTCTGAACCACCTGTACCTGTTACAGTGGTTGTAATACCTGTTCCGTTACCTTGTACGGTTAAAGTTCCGCCATTGGATTGAGTGCCTGATCCTGTATTACCTGAAACAGTGAATGCAGAAGAAATAGTATTGTTGGAAATTGCTGTAATGCGACCTTTTGCATCAACAGTAATAGTAGGAATTGTTGTTGTATTACCGTAGGTACCAACTTGTGAATTAACTGTGGCTAAAACGAGACTTAGGTCTACATTTGCTGTACCATTGAACGATACAGGTGAAGCTGTTGCATCACCCGAAGTACTGAAATGTCTTGGATATAAAAGTTGCTCCGCATAAATTGCAGAGTTTGCGGTTAATCCTGATACCGAAATTCCGTCAGCTGTAATAAAACCAACAGAAATATTACCATCTGGATTTCTTTTGATTAATGTGCCGCCGGTGTTTACATCCGTTGCACTGTCAATTTGTGAGGTGTAGAATTGACCGCCTACATTGACAACTCCGTTTCCATCAGGACTACCAATGAAAATCGTATTTGATTGGTATGAATACGCTAATTCACCAGCTCTAAGCGCACTCGGTCTACCCGTAGTTGCAGAACGTTTAATTAGGATATTTGTATTTGAGATAGCCATGGTCTTTTCCTTTTATTATTATGCGCCAACAACCTATTTATTATTTTTTCTTTTGTTAAAATAGTCCGGCATCGAAGGTAATTGCATTTCCATTAAAATTATTTGTTGTTAATGTCAACGAATCTATGAAAACATTTCCAGAAACACCCAACCCACCAGCCAAAATTAAAGCTCCGGTAGAATTCGATATAGACGGAGTGTTGTTTGAAATTGTTACTCCTCCTGCAACTGTTCCACCATTGGTCAAATCGAGTGAATTGTTTGCTCGAATGAATGCAGCATTAGCTTGAGCAAAGGCCGGCGCAGCTGATGAACCGGTATTAGCTGCATTAAAGGCTGCATTAGCTTGAGCAAAAGCTGAGTTTGCCTGGACAAAAGAAGCATTGGCTTGCAACAAAGCAATATTTGATTTATCATAAGCACCTGTGGATAAATTGTATGATAATACAGCCTGGTTTTTAGCATCAGTAGCTAGTAAGAAAACTGAATATGTTGCATTAATTGCTGCATTAGCTTGTTCAAAAGATGCATTAGCTTGGTCAAATGCTGCATTAGCTTGTTCAAACGCAATATTTGCAGTGTTACTGGAAAATGAAAGAGTTTGGGTGTTGCCATCAGGTGATATTACTACTAATGCACCGTCTTGAGAACTTAAAGTAATGTCACCTATATGAATAGAATTTGCACTAACATACACAGATTTCCATGGATTATCTGGTGTACCTAATGTGAAAAAGTTTGCAATTGTTGGTGTAAGATTTCCAGTCATCTGGAAATTACCGGCCATTGTGTCACCAGTTTTATTTAACTTTGTGTTAGCCGTTGCAAGAGCTGTATTTGCGGTTATAAAGGCTGCATTTGCCTGTTCGAAAGCACCTCGGTTATATATTTCTTGGTTAGTTGCTCCAACAAATTGTGCAGTGCTTTGTACTGCCGCTGGTGCTCCTGGACCAACCCTTACACTAATCTGTGATAAAGGTGTTACTGTTACATTTGCCATTATGCATCTGTACCATAAGAATTAACTACACCAGTTACACCTGGAGATACATAAATTTGTCCTTCTAGGACACGAGAAACCATATTTGACGGACTGGTCGAAATAACATCATAAACATATTTTCCGTAAGGAATATTTGCTGTCGTTGGTGCATCGATTGACAATGTTATGATACCATTGTTCGCATCAGAAATTGTTGCTGTTAGAGTAAACGCAATATTGGCAGTCGTATAGGATTTCTTTGCTCTACCTGTTATTGTAAAACCTGTTAGATTATATGGGCTTCCGTAATCATCTGTCAGTGTTAGTTGAGAAGAAAATGTGGAACCTTGTTCCAAATATTGGTCTGAATATCCTGCGGCCATTTGTTGTACCTTTTATTTGCTGCACTTAACATATTTATGATAATTATTACGGTAGTTTTGATTTCAAATCTCGCACCTGTTCTTCCAATTCTTTGATTGCTTCCACCAATAGAGGAATAATACGGTCATAGTGTATTGTCAAATACTTATCACTAATTGGAGCAGGAACAACAATTTCTGGCATTACTTTTTGAACTTCTTGAGCTGAAAGACCAACTTCACGTTTGACTTTGTATCCCAAATCTTGCGCTGTTTGGTTCGCTTCATAGTAGAAACCGTTAAGAGATTTAACTTTTTCTAGTGCATTTGTGATATTACCTAATTTTGTTTTTAAATTATCGTCAGAATAGTATGCAGTAATACTATTTGTTGCACGAATTTCTCCAGCGGTGGCTGATGCTGCAGTACCAACACCAATTGAGTTAAACTGTGAATTTTGTGTTGTACTTGTAAATGTGCCAGCACTTCCTGATGTACTTTGATTCAATGTTGGGAATGTGCAGTTTGTTAGAGTTCCTGATGATGGCGTACCCAGCGCCCCACCCACAGTTACATAGGATCCTGAAGCTTGTTTGTTGTTAAACGTAGTCCAGTCTGTAGATGTCAGATAGCCACTGACCGAAGCAGTTGCAGCAGCCATGCTAATAGCTGGTGTAGCTCCGCCGCTTGAGACTACTGGAGCAGTGCCTGTAACAGATGTAACACCAGAGCTTGTAACATAACCAGCACCGTTAGTCAATTGATTGGTGTTAGTTACATTAGTAGCGCCTGTGGCAATACCATCTAACTTTGTGGCATATACACCAGTCATGTAACCGTTAACACCGGCCGAAGCCGCAGCCATACTAATAGCTGGCGCAGTACCGCCACTAGACACCACAGGTGCTGTTCCAGATACGCCAGTCACAGTTCCCGTATTGTTAGTAGCGCCTGTGGCAATACCATCTAACTTTGTGGCATATACACCAGTCATATAGCCATTTACACCGGCCGAAGCCGCAGCCATACTAATAACTGGTGTAGTTCCGCCGGTTGAAGCTACTGGAGCTGTTCCAGATACGCCAGTAACTGTGCCCAGATTGCCTGTGTATGAGTTTGGATTGGATGCTGGATAAGCTCCAAGATTTGTTAATGCATCGGCCGCGGTTGTTGCGTTCGTACCACCGGAAGCAATCGCAAGCTTAACCGATAATCCTGCTGCTGTACCGCTTGTACTTTGATTTAGTGTTGGAAACGTGCAGTTTGTCAGTATTCCTGAAGATGGTGTACCAAGTGCAGGGGTTGTTAGTGTTGGACTACTAGAAAGAACAACTGAACCTGTACCAGTAGATGTGGTAACTCCAGTACCGCCAGAGGTAACTGGTATTGCAACAGAAGAAGTAATTTGACCTGCAGCAATGTTTGCATTTAGTGTTGCATAATTAGGAGCAGTTATAACGCCAATTGAATTGCTTGTTGGATTTGAGGTTATGCCTTGGAATAAAGCAAAATTACTCGCTGCTGTTCTTACCAAACCTGCATATTTTGTGCCAGTACTTACATATTGACCATAGAAACCTATATCAACAGAATCTGCTGTGTTGTTTGCAGCCAATTGAATCAGAGAATCGACTGTTTGGAATGTTGCAACATTAATATAAGAAGCTGATCCGTTAACTTGTAAATTACCAACAACACTTAAATTACCACCGATTGAACCACCAGAAGTAACCAAACTAGCACCAACATTCGCTTGAGTAAACGCCGCATTTGCTTGTGAATACGCCGCATTAGCTCGATTGAATGCAGGTTGTGCAAAGAGCCCAGCATTATTCGCTTGAGCAAAAGCTGCATTCGCTTGTAAAAAAGCTGCATTCGCTTGATTGAATGCAGGTTGTGCAAAAAGACCAGCATTATTCGCTTGAGCAAAAGCTGCAGCTGCATTAGCAGATGCTGTGTTAGCTCTCAAAAATGCAGCAGTTAAATTTGAATTTGTTGGTACCGTTGTTGTGCTTGTCGATGTTGTACTATTAACAATCATATTCGCAGTCATAATTTGCGAAAACTCAACTCCGGTAGTGAGAACAGAATTTACATCTAAAATGTCCCAATACTTGTCTGTTTCATTCCAACGAATAGTGCCGTTTGCATTTGGTATACCATTCGATTGGCTGTTTGCTGTACCCCTATTTACTCTATAAAAACTTGTGATAGGACTAAAGTTGTTTGCATTTAGAACAAAGCTATTTGAAGCGTAAATTGTTTGACCAATTATTGTAAAATTGCCACCAACAGTTACACCAGCAGATGTTGTTAACGATTGGAAAGAACCTATAGCATTTGTTGCAGATACAGTGGTACCAGTAACTAATAATGTTCCTGTGCTAATTGAAGTGTTTGCAATTAAATTGCCAGTAAATGTATTACCGGTTACCGAGATTGTAGTGGTATTAACACTAGTATTCGCTTGAATATTGCCGGTTGTAATACTGGTATTAGCTAGTAATGTATTGGCTCTTATTGCATCAGTTGCAACACTTGTATTGGCCTGAACAGTATTGGTGAAACTTGTTCCTGTTACTGAAATGGTGGTTGTATTAACACTTGTATTCGACTGAATAACACCAGTTGTGATACTAGTATTAGCCAAAAATGTATTGGCTCTTATTGAATCGGTTGCAACACTGGTATTAGCTTGGACTTTATCAGTAAAACTTGTTCCCGTTACTGAAATGGTGGTTGTATTAACACTTGTATTTGCTTGTATATTACTAGTTGTGATACTAGTATTAGCCAAAAATGTATTGGCTCTTATTGAATCGGTTGCAACACTGTTGTTAGCTTGTACAGTATTGGTGATAATACTAGTATTGGCTAATATTGTGTTTGCTCGTATTGAATCGGTTGCAACACTGTTGTTAGCTTGTACATCATTAGTAAAACTTGTTCCTGTTACTGAAATGGTGGTTGTATTAACACTAGTATTCGCCTGTATTGTTGCTGTTGTAATACTAGTATTAGCCAAAAGTGTATTGGCTTGTACTGCATTTGTTGCAACACTAGTATTAGCTTGGACTTTATCCGTAAAACTTGTTCCTGTTACCGAGATTGTGGTGGTATTAACGCTGGTGTTGGATTGAATAACACCAGTTGTGATACTAGTATTGGCCAATAAGGTATTGGCTCTTATCACATTGGTCGCAACACTGGTATTTGCCTGAGCATTATCGGTAAAACTTGTTCCCGTTACTGATAGTGTAGCTGTATTAACACTTGTATTGGCTTGAATAACATCAGTAAAACTTGTTCCTGTTACCGAAATTGTGGTGGTATTAACACTTGTATTGGCTTGAATAGTACTGGTTGTAATACTGGTGTTAGATAACAACGTATTTGCTGTTATTACATTTGTTGCAACACCGGTATTAGCTTGCACTTTATCAGTAAAACTTGTTCCTGTTACCGAGATTGTGGTTGTATTAACACTAGTGTTGGCCTGAATATTACTAGCACGAATTAAACCTGTTACATTCAGATTAGCTGTGATTAAAGTGTCTTTTCCAACACTTAAAGTATTCTGGAGTGTTGTTGCAAGAAGAACATTAATTGTATTTGAAATTACTGTTGCGCCTGAAACCGTCAATGTTCCACCCATCAATGTGTTATTTGATACAGATAAACCAGTCCCTGTATTTCCTGCATAAACTGTACCGTTAGCGTAGATTATTCCACTTGCAGTTAAACTTTGAGTTGTGTTTGTTAAGTATACTTGTCTACCAACAGTTAGATTATTATCTATAGTTGCAGAAGAATCTGTGCCTGTGACTTGTAATTGGCCTGTGATAATTGCATTGTTTCCAACAGATAAACTGGTACCTGTTCCATTTAAAAATAAAGTTCCAGAATCTTTTGTCCAATCGTATTTGCCAATAGAATTGATTTCATTGGAGTCGGCATTTGTTGCAACTATCCAATCACCAAACGTATTAGCGAAACCTAAAATATTGACTGTATTTGCCATTTTAACCTTTTGATAGTAATTGTTGCAACAACGACTTTATTTCACACATGTCTGTTTTGATGCAATCGATTTCTGATTTTACTTTATTTATTTCTTCTTTTTGGTTCTTTACCAATCTGAGTTTAGCATAATACTCATGTTTTTCTGTATTATCTATAGGCATTATAGCTCTACTGTTAATATCACGAACAAAATTTGTTCCAGTAACTCTGACTAATTCCATTTTAGATTCCTGTTCCTGCCGGTAAAGCTAATGCACGAATGTCTGTTAAGAATGGTACATTGGTGTTATCACTTGTTGATAATACCACTTTAATTGCAAATTGAATGAAAGAATTATATGTTTGACCAGTTAATGAACTTGTATAACTAATACTATTATCAGGTAAGTTACTTGCAAAAATGCCTGGAGCAGCCTCAAATTCATATAAATCTGTTCTAGATGTTGAATATGTATTTGGATTTCCAACTGTCGTCATTAGTTGCCAGTTACCAGATTCAAATGTTGCAGTATCTAAAGAGTTTAGAATTTTATAATAAACATACACAGCTGTTCCTAATGGTTTATATGCGGTGTAATATACACGCAAATCACCAGAATCATTGCCTGGAGCCAATACAACTTTTTTGGTGAAGTATTTTGCATAAGAGTTTCCGCCTTTTGGTGAAGTCTCTCCTGTTACAGTGATTACTGCATTTGCATTTCCACCTCTTGTTGCTGGATTTGATATGGTAATTGTTGGATTTGTTAGATAACCTGAACCTGGTGTAATTGTATAAACAGATGTGATTGCACCATTTGCATTTGCACTAAAACCTAGTGTTGCAACATTTGAACCAATATCTGGACTTGAAACGGATATCGTGGTCGCATTAACATTATAACCATAACCTGGATTGGTAATTGAAATTACGTTATTACCAATTCCCATGTTGTTGATAATGTAAGAAATTGTGTATAGTGTAACACCATCATCTGAAATGATTGGAGACACGTTGCGGTCACTTGTGGACATTGTTGCATACAATGAGAAGGAGTTGTTAGAAGCTCTCAATAGGGTTCTTTCCCCATTGCCGTCATTTAAGAAAATATCTTCCGGCAAAGGACTTCCTAGTCTACCTGGAGTAACTGAATTTTGTCCTGTCGGAACATTTCCAGCACTTAGTGTTGATGCATAAGAATAAGTAATACCTGTTCCTGTTGGTGTTAGGTCTGTTGTTGTAAGGTTCAGTGCATCATATACTCTATCAAGAGAATAATTTCCTAATAATTGAGAAGCACTATTTGCGTCCAATTTATTCAAAATATCTTGGTGACCCATTTTTCTGTATGGTAGTCCTTTAGGAACAGTAAATTGAACGGATGCTGATGAAGTTGAGAATACACACTTATCGATTATAAACATTAAATCTTTGGTTTGATCCGCTGTCCACGTAATACCGTTTTGAGATTCAAATAATGCACCAACATAAGGTGCAGCTCCAATTTTTGTTGGATTTGTAGGATTGGCGTCTGTAAAGTTAGCTTTAGCTGTAGATGGTACTGCTAGTTGATTTTGTTGGCCATAATATAGGTTGTAATCAACTGAAGAAGATTTCACAAGAAATCCATACAATACACCCGATTGTATATAAACTGGCGCACTGAAAACAAATTCAGTATAAGCATTTGGATCCAAATAGTGAGGTGTACTTGAAACTTTTACTTGACTAGGAGGTAAACTTACTGTAGAATAATCTAATGCGTCTCCAGCCGGATAGCCATTAATTGTTGGTAAGATGGAAACCTTCACAGGAATATTTGTTGTTGGTTTCTTTTGGAAATACAATTTAATCGAATATAAGAAAACTCCGTTTGGATAATTATCTTTAGAAACAATAAATGTTTGGCAAACAGGATCAATATCATTTCGAAACGATATGCTTGTGGTTGTATTTGTAACAGAACTTATTAGTTGATTTGCTTTTTGATTCACCTGAGTGAATACATTTTTTGAAGAATCTACTGATGCAGCAAAATCCAATCTTTGTGAAGTTGTTGATAATCCAGATGCAGTAAATGTTGCTTCAGCATAAGTTGTTGAAGATGTTACATCAGTAGGGACCGTTCTGTTATCAATACGAAAAACTTTGTTACCTGTTTGAAATTTTGTAGAAGGAACATTGAATAAAGCCACAAAATTTCCAGATTCGTCCGTAGTTGGTTTTGCTAATTTTGTTCCATCTTGAACGGAAGAATCAATTTTTGCTAAATTACCAGTGATTGAATAATCTGAACTAATGTCTCCACCATTCCATTCATTTGTTCCTAATGACAAATTTACTGGAGTATCTAATGTTACAACTTTAGTTACAGGATCGTATGCTGTAATGGTTGCTGAATATGTGTAAAGACTTGATCTATATTGTGTTGTCATTTATTTTTCCGATTATTTGTACAATGATTTCCATTTAGCTTCAGAATATTCCTTGCTTACAACTAAACCTGACACCAACATGACAGTTATCCACATTGCACTATTTGGTATAGAAATTGGATTAAACTTTTTACCTTGAATCATATTTGTTGCATTGGTGAATGACCATTTAGCGTATTTTTTTGCTGTTTTACTATCTTTACCAAAGAAGAAAGGTAATACAGTAGATGCAACAACATGATAACCTCTGTGCAATCTTTCACCCAAGAAATACTTGTCTAATGTATTTATTGACCAATCCACCAATTGATTCTTCTGTTCTGGTTCCCAATCACCACCGTCTGTTAGAGCAGTTGCAATAACACAACAACTTCCACCGCCGCCACCTGACGGTGCTGGTGGTGGAGGAACATATGTTGCTGACTGTTCTATAGCATAAATGTATTTTGAAGTTACATTAATTTTTGCACCAACATAAAAGTTTGAAACACTCGAAGCTGTTGATGGATTCAATCTTAACTGTGTTGCTCCAACGAACCATTGTCCACCTCTTGGCATATTGACTGAGGTTCCCGCATTTGTATATGTTACTGGAGGATTAATTGAAGAAGAAACAATTGTTCCAGCAGAGTCTCTGACTGTTAAAGCAAAGGCTGATGTTGTTGTACCTGAACTTGTAGCTGCCCAGCCAAGTTTTATTGTTGTTGGTGCTGCCGCAACAACATATGTAAATGTTGTTGTTGACGCTGGTGTATTGGTTAGAGAAGTACCAATACTTACTCCATTAGCATAAACTGTTGCAGAACCAGAAGCACCAACTTCAATTGTGTATGTTCCTGCATTTGCAATCGTTAAAGGAGCCGTCCAATTAAAGGTGGTGCTATTTGTTCCATCACCCCAAACACCATAATTGTTTAATAGTGTTGAGTAACCTTGAACAATTGGACTTCCAAAATAATTTGTTGTTGCACCTGCATTTAATGTGTTTGACCATCCACCACCAACACCACTAATTGAACCACTTGCACCTGTAGTTATAACTCCAGCAGAAGGAATATTACCTGAAGCTGTTGAAGAAACATAATTTCCATTCACATCAAAGAACATATTTCTTATTGATGTAGTACCTATAGTATTAGGTGCAGTAACAATATCAGCAACATATAGACGAACTTTTGTTGTGTCTGCATAATTATAAACAGAAATAACACGAGCGAGCGGATAAGCCACATTACCAACATAGTAACCAACTATATCATCCGCTTTAAATGTACCAGAAGCGCCTGTAATTTCTATGATATTTGGTGATGTTAAATATTCTGCTACATCAACACCGTCAAAGAAAGTTGACACACTTGAATTAACCAGTAACCCCGAAGCACGAATAATCAGTTGTTGTGGTCTGATGTAAGGTAAGACAGCAATGTTTGTCAAATAACCATTATTCATTCCAAATGTTGATGAAGAAGGATTATAAGAACCAGATAAAGTATTTTGTATTTGACTTGCGTAAGTATCTGTCGTTGTTTGTGTAAATGTTGTAACAGTACTACCTAAAGTGGTGGAAGATGTTGTTGTTGGACCAGTAACTTTTGAAAGTGTTCCTGGAATTGTTTGATAATCACCTGAATTTAATAAATTAACGCCACCACCTGCTTGATATACTTGAAAATTAGGATCAGTAATTAAAATTGATGGCGCTTGATTGTTGTCAACCCAATTGTCCATCGGCGGATTCAATTGTAAATAACCTTGTTGAATAACAACGTTAAAAGGATTTACTGAAACTGTACTACTCGCCAAAGGTTGATAAGCAACATTTTCTGTTGTATAGGGTAAAGTAAATAAGTTGGTTTGAGCACCATTGATACTATTAATTTTATACGTATTCGTATTAGCTAAAGTTCCTAATGAAGATAAAACTACAGGATTTTGAAGTTGAAAATTATTAACAGCTTGTAATGCTGTCAATTGATTTTTTCTAACATTGATGTTTATTGCATAATCTGGATTGTTTGTATCTGCTGTTCCAAAAGAAGAAAAATCATCAACTAAGATACCGTTCTTAAAACGATTTAGTCCATTAGAATCTGGAATTTGTAAAGAACTTGCTTTATTTTCTAAAATACTCAATGAGGTGTAATACTCCAAATTATTAACACGAGTTTCTAAATCTGTAATGTCATTTTTAGCCCAACGTTTATGGATAATTTTATTAACAGATAAATTTGCAATCGTTCCTGCTGGCGCTTCACCTGGAACATAAGCAGTATATGGATCGTGTGTCAAGTTTGCTAACACCAATGATCCCGAAGGTTCATTTGGCATTTGAGGATTTACGGAAGGAGTTCCTTGAACAATTTTAAAACTTTTATCTGTTGTCAATACGAGTTTATCTTTTCTTCCCAAATAATATTGATAGTAATTTGTAAAATTAGATAAGTTATTTGGTATCAATATACCAATGTCGTTTGAAGATGTTTGTAAACCAGAATGCTCCCAAACGTATTCTGTCTGAGCATTCACACGGCAAGGCCTAAAATCTATACAGTCTCTTAATTTGTATTGAATACCGTTTTTGGCTGTATATAAACCAATTTGTGCATAAGATTCAGCGGATGAAGACACACCACCAAAAGTTGAACCTGATGAATTGTATGATTGAATACTAAAATAACCGTCACCTGATGATGCCTGTGTATGGGAATAGTAATCAACTATAACAAGAATGTTACCTGTTGGCACCGGCGCGCCTGGAACTAAAGAAACTGATGCATGGTCATAGTGTGTATCACGTTGGCCATTGTCGAGTGTAAAATAACTTGTAATGTCTGTATAATTAGATATTGAACCTGTTGGATTTGTTCCTGCAACGCCTGAATCAATAACTTTGACAATTCGCTTAACATCATTTACATATAAAGACATTTTTGCAGAAGCGGAGATACCGGTTTTTGTAATTGCAATTTGACCTTTTGTTAAATCATGTAATACATTGGTAGCCGCAACTGAAACTAATGTTCCAACAGTAGATGTATCACCTGTAACCAAACTCTTAGATTTTAAAACATAACTTGAAGAATCACCACTACTAGCTTGAACATGTGCAAGAATCGTAACGTTTTTATTTGCACCTACACCAGGTCCAACCGTAAGTGTTGCGGATGTTTTATCACCTGAAATCGTAATAGTATTACCTGATGTAGTAAAATCCAAAACACTACCGGTTGAGTTGTCTATAACAATAAACAATTGCTGTGCGGCTGAAGCTGATAGTGTTCCAGTACCTTCAAACCTTAAAGGATTACTTGCATTTCCTGAGGTTGATTGGATTGTTAGTGTGTTGGCGGTAAATGTTTTAGAACGATAAACTCTTTGTGTGAAATAAGATGTGTTTATTATTTGTGCAGTATAAGGATATCCAACTTGAAATAACAATTCCGGTGCAACTGGACTATAATATATGGTATCTGACGTTGGTAAACCATTAACTTTACCGGATGATGCATTAATATTTACATTTGCAGTCAAAGCATATGAACCTGATCCAGCAGTTTTAACAATAGAATTAACATCATATTTTTCAAAATTTAGTGTAAATGATGAGGATGTTGTTGGTGTAACTGTAAATGGATTATCAACAAAGGCTTGTTTTCCCGTAGTATAGTTTGTGATGTTTCTTACGTCAATAATTCCGGCAGTATTCATAGTCACCGTAACATTGAAATATGCATTAGCTACACCGGAGAATGAACCATTTGTGTCATAAATTGTAAATGAATTTGTGGTTCCCGCAGAAACATTACTCGAAAGTGTATTTGCAGAAAAATCTGAAATGTGAGCATTGAAAATATATGTTTTTGTATTTGATCCTGTACCTGAAATATAATCCATATTTCGCATGAAAGCAGTTCCAACTAATGTGGAACTGTATGTTGCGGTATTTGTTGTAACTATACTTGGAGCACCAACACAATGTAAATCAACCTGAGGCATCACACTAATGTCAAATACACCATTAGCACAATCAACAACGTAATAGTTTCCGTAATCCACAAAAACTGCATTGTTATTAACATTTGCAACAGATTGTGCTCTATCGTTTGTTATTTTAACATCAGACTGATTTTCTACTCTATAACCATGAACATATGCAATACCTTTACTGACACTTAAATCATATGTTGAATTCGAAATTGTGTTTGCTGAAGGTGTAAATTTGAAATCATCAACAATATAATCACCATTCGTTTCATAATCGCGTTTTGCAAAATAGTCATCAATTGTAGAATAAACAGTACCATCAACTTGTTTTAAGATACTTCCATTTTCGATGCGAACCAATTCAATAAAGGCATCATCATTACCTAATGTTAACGGTAATGTAATTAATGTTAAAGTGACAACATAACGATCAGCACCCGGAGCTTGAAAGTTGGATGCACCAATTGCTGGATCCAATAAAGAAGAATCATTTACATAGTCATAAATGGTTTCTGTAATTTGAAGACCAACACGATAAGAAGGTGTGTTGTCGTATTTGTCTAAAATGATGGTTTGTGGATCAACTTGTACAAAATTACCAATCGAATATTTTATTCCAGTAATATCAGAAATTGAATAACCATTGACAACATAAAATACACCAGAAGAAATTGAAGCAACTGATGATACTCCCGTAGAAGTGGAAGTTGCTGTTGAAGTTGCAACCGAAGCGTAATAAGTTATTCCTGTAGTTGTGGTAATAACACTGCCATCAGTAAATTGAGAGCCAGACAAATAAGAAACTATTAATGTTGGAGGGTCACCAACTGTAGTACCACTTGAAGTCGTTTCGGCATAAGCAAGAACTTTAGCTAAAATTGTTCCTGTAGTGTCTTGAATAATTGCGCCATCAAAATTAGAGGCCAACACGGTAACACCATTGAACTCAGTATTTAATTTAACATAATAACAATTTTGATTAACTGTAACTTGACCACCCGAAACAGGCGTATTGGTTGAGTAAATTGCGGAAGCAAAATTTGATATTTGATTTTGCAGAATTGTTTGAGCTTGTGTTAACTCACGAGCTTGTACCGCCGCGCCCGGTTTAAAAAGTATGCGGTGGAAGTTTTTTGATGGGTCGAAATCGTCAAAATATGGACCAACATTGAAATTTAAAGCCATTTTTTTCCTTTAGTATCCTAGTACAAATTTAAATTGTTCGATGCCATCATTACTTCTTTGAACGCCAACCCTATTCTCAATATAAGTTATATATCCTGAAAATGGAATAAGTGTCGGTTCAGTTATAGAAAGTACTACTCTTGAAGCCCCGGTAGTCACACCAATAATGGACTGGCCAGATGTATAAGTTCCATTTGTATTTATTAACTGTAAAATATTGGTTGATGTGTTGAAGTTTAGAACTGTTCCATAATATGTAACAATTCCGTTTACATCTTTTTGTTGTACAATTTCATCAGACGTAAATACATTTCCTGCACCAGTAGAAAGCGTGAACTGTGTGGTTGTGTTATATATTGCACCATTGGCGAGAACTGCTCCTGAAGAACCATAAGTTTGTGGATTAACAAGTATTCCAACCTGGTGGTAATTTACACCAGTTGTGGGGATAATTCCACCCTCAGTTCCATTGAATTCGACAGAATACATCACATGATTGCAACCCAATTCAGAAATTGCATCATAAGCGTGGCCACCAACAGGTGAGATTGGTCCTACTGCTGTTGCATTACTACCAGTTGAAGCAATATAAGAAAGGTTGGCTGAAGTGTACGCCTTTATTTCCACATTTGCATAAGTAAAATTCTTACCCGCAAACCCCGGTTTCACAATAATATCTTTAATAACACCATTTGTTATTTCTGTACTTGTGACATTGGCGACAACTCCTGTACCATCTCCTGTTACGGTAACGACAATAAAGGTATTAACTGCATCATAACCTGAACCTCCGTTCACCACATTGATTACCTCAATGTCTCCGTAACCTGCATTAGTCAAGTATGGTTGAGGTGTATTTGCACCTACAGGAACAGGCATCCAATCAGTATCCAAGAAACTTTTCTTGAGCCCAGCGTCAATGGTATACATGTATTTCCATTTATATAAGTCATTGCCTTGATAAATGTTATTTATTCCATAAGAACCAGGTTGAAAATATGGTTCAAATGTAGATAATCCACCATTATTATTTGCAAGGCATTTGAAAACCTGATCGTAACGGTTCTTTATATAAAAATTATAAAGTGGAAATCCAATATTGTCTTTTGCATTCATATTCACGGTATCAGAATATGCAAAATAATTTGTGTTGTTGGCCCAATTTATCCTAGAGATAACAGGCGAAATATTACTAACACCTATCAGCTTGGCTGCAATCATATTCTTAAAGATTTTTTTCAGATATGATTGGTCTTCTGTTGGTTGTGATGGTGTTTCAGTTGAATTTACTATAGGCCATGAATTTTCTTGGCCTATAAAAGCGTATGTTGAACCAATGGGTATTCCGTAAACTTTTGCTGTTGGATTGTAGTAATCCGTTGCAACTCTGATTACTTTTGCGTGGTTTGTAAGTGTGTTTAGATTTGGTACCATAATATTCTATTTATTAAGCGTATACAACAGAAACGAAAGTATTTGCAAGGTTTCCATCAATACTAAAGTATTTCAAATAAGCAGCAGATGTTGCAGCCATATTGAATGTTAAAGAGTTTGTTGTGGAATTAATTGCTGCAACACCATGTGTTATTGTTCTAGCATTTCCTCCTGAATTAACCAACCACACTTCCACCAATTTACCTGTAACGAAATTTGTATGTGAAAATGTTAAATCTGCAACCAAATTGGCTTTAATCATTGAATCTGATGCATAATCAATAGTAATTGCAGTTTGATTACCTGCGGGAATTCTAGGTGTATAGATAAATCCTTTTTGTGGATTAACGACACCAGTAAATGTAACATCGGTTGCATTAAATGATGCAATTCTTTGAATTGTATTTGATCCAATAGTTGTATTATAAAAATCAATACGTGTTCCTCTTGCCAAATCTGTAAAATTTTCAGCTGCAACAAAATCAATTTTAGTTGGACTAGATCCTGGAAATTGTGTTCCAGTATAACCGTTACCAACAATTCTCATTATAACATCATTGTTTGCCACTGCTGCTGGTGCAGCGGCAGAACCACGACCCATGCGACCAATGACAACAGGATAAGTATTTTGACCAAAACTATCCAACACTAAACGAGTTACAGAGTTTGCTTTACCTGTAATTTGCAACATGTAGTTTGAATTTGATGATTGGTGTGCTGTATTGACACCAGTTATTTGCACAAAAGCAATATTTGGATCAAAATTCGAGTTGTTGAAGTCAATGAGTGTTCCTGTAGATATTAAATTTCCTGTTATACTAATATCTTTAGTGATGTTTGTTGTGCGATTAATAACTAAATTGGCAGTTGCTCCTGATTGGCCAATTATCATATCTTCATTGGTTAATGCGGAATAAATTGAATTATTTGCAATTGTTAAACTACCAACATTACCTGAACTAGCAACAACTGCACCTGTAATAGTCAAATTACCGGCAAATGTTCCTGTCGTATTTGCAAGTGCATTGTTTGCTTTCAAAAATGAAGCATTAGAATATGCATAAGGTGCAGCCGCAGTAGATTGGAGAGTGTTATCAGAATAGGTGATATATGATTGTGTATTTAATTTTGGACCAGTCTTTGTCATCCATCCAACAATGTTTTCATTCATTGTTCCGCCAACCATAAACTTAATGATTGCGTTAGATGTTGCTGTACCTAGTATTAAGTTACCTTGTGGACTTGTGTCTCCTGGTCCATGAACATACAAATATCCGTCATATGGTTTAAATGCAGCATAATTGACCGGATCATTATACAAAGGGCCATCAATACCCATGTCGATAAACTTGGTTGAATTGTCTGAGTCTACCGTTGAAACTACAAAATCAGCTGAAGAATATATTCCGTTTGCAAAATTTTGTAAGTTAAGTTGTAAAAAACCGTTAGCAACACCTGAGAATTGTGCTGTTGTTGATGGATAAACAATTCTATTATTACCAACAATAAGTGCAGTATTTGCAAACAAACCTTCTGCTAGTGTTTCGGCAGAAAACGTGAATGTCTGTGCAGAAGGTATATCAACACCAACAAACAATGTGTTTGATGTGTTCGCATTGATTGTTGGAAATTTTGGTAACTCTGAAATTTTAATTGTTGACATTTTTTATCCTATTAGTAGCCAAGCGCCTGTTTCTGTTGATATTATATCGCCGTTTTCTGTTCCCAACTTTGCGAGATACTGTGTTCCTACTGGTCCAATAATTTGTACATTGTTATACAAAGAAGTAATACCTCTGCCTACAGAAATATATCCATTTGCACCACTTGTTAATGGACCACTTAAAAGAATAGAAGTAAACGGTGAATTAAATGATGTTACTGTTTGAGCCACTCCATTAACTGTAACTGTATCACCAACACGAATCATATCTTTTATAGGATACATCGTGTTACTATAACTTCCATTGTTGACAATGTTATAACTATATGTTACTGTTGATATATTTATTATCTGGTTATTACCATTGGATCCAGAAGTACCAATTGCAACATTGGCAAAATATGTCCAAACATTATCTTCTAGTGTTACAGTATTTGCTGCATCATTTATTTTGACAACCAATCCATGAACAACATCATTAAATTCTGTTCCATAAGTAAATATCAACTCTGTCGTATTGGCGGTGACAAAATCTGAAATATTCGCACCATATAAATTGTTGAATCTTACAACATTATTACTTGGGTTTGTTGCATTGCCCGCAGGAATAGTTGCAGTTGCCGCAACTCCAGCGTAATAACCTAATGAATATCCAGTATCTAAAGCATCAAATGCATGGAAATCCATAGTGTTACTTGATCCCATTGCAATACGACCAACAACTTTTGTTCCTGTTGGATGTAATAGATTCAATAAAATGTCACGGTATTTTTCAATCTCTTTTGATAGAGTAATCTGATAGGTGAAGTTGTTATAATCCACACTTTGTAATATATCATATGAGCTTGGATGACCAGAAGTACCTATGTATTCACCATCGGCAATAACCAGACCATTTAAGAAAGTTGCATTTGCTTTTGCAAATCCGTCACCGTAAGTTATGATGCCGTTTGCTGAATCAAATCTTGTATTAGTTATATCGTTATCAAAAGTGGTATTACGTATATTTGTATAACCACCAACTAAACTAAGAGCAGACGCACTTGAATCGATTTTCAATGGCAATGATTTCTTAGGAATAGCGTTATAGTTGTAAACTCTTAATTGGTAAATACTATTGCTGGCCGGCACGGCGTTTTGTAAAGCGAAAATAGAATCGACGGTTGCAATATATGTGGCAGTATTTACATTTGCACCTTGATATATCACATCACCAGTAGATGGAATAAATAATATCGAAACATTAGAAACTATTAAATCTTGAACTTTCAAAGAAACTCTTGGTGCAGAAATATAATCTTGCCCATTTTCAGTGATATTAAAAGAAGTAATTGAACCAACACGATCCAATGTTTGTGAGAAAGTAGCATCTCTGCCTAAAATTCCCGGAACTGATAACAACGAAGTTCCTAGATAATAACTATTTGCATTTCCATTGATGGAAGCATTTGCAGTTAGTATCATTGAGTTTGCATTTACGACAGACTGTACTGTACCAATAACGATGTTTGTGTTTGTAACCAATAAAGCACCATTACTAAATTGTGTGGTAAAGTTTGTACCATTACCAGTAACAACTGCGCTTGTCGTGCTCACAGTTACATTTCCGTTTGCTGTGCGTTGTACTACTACGCGAGGCAAACCATTGAAATAACCCATTCCACCTAAAGACATTCTGTTTGTTGAGTTACTAACATAACCTGCTGAGATAATTGAACCTGTACTATTTACAGTTACATTTGCAAAAGCTCCATATCCTGAACCACCAAGTATTGCAATCTGGTCGTTGTTTGCATAACCAGAGCCTGGTTTAATGATTTGTATTGGTGCAAGAATACCTAAATTTGCAATCTTTGTTTGTGAATAAACATCAGTTGTATATTCTGATATTGCTTCAACTGTTGGTGGTGATGTTATGCCGCCACCTTGGTTTTGTACAATAACAGATGATAATGGAAAAGTTGAAAATGCAGTAAACGAGAATGCATTGGCTAAAGATGTGTTTGCGTTAGCACTAGACAAATTTGCAAATTGGTATGCTTGTTGTGTCCAAAGTCCTGTAGTTGGATTGTAAGTGTTTGCACCAGAACTTCCTGCAATATTACCAAGATAATGGTATTGTTTTAGTTGAATACTATCTGTTGGAATAAACGTAACATTTGCGATTCCAACTGGATTTAACGAACCGACTATAGCTATAGGAGCTTTTGGACTTGTTCCAACTATATTAGAGAATTGAATAACAGTGTTTGCACCACCAACTTGTGAATTTGCAATGGATGCTGTATATCCAAATCCTTCACTAACAACAACAATACGTTGAACAGAACCTGAAGTAACAGCTCCAACTTTTACAGTTGCACCAACAGGCCCCACTGTATTTGCATTTAGTCCGCCATACACCACAACCGGATCATTTGTATTATAAGCCAAACCTCTATTATTTGGATCAATTTTAACCTGACTAATTTGGCCAACAATCAAGGCAGACAAAGTTTCTGAACCTACTGTTCCTATTGGAACAATTTCTCCATTGAGAAAATAAACAGGTTGATTATTTGAGTCAACAACAGTGACTGTTTCTCCAGATTGAAACAATCGAGAAATGTTTGAAATGAAAACTTCTGTTTTAAGTCCATCATAAATTGCATTTTCAACTGTTGCAATTGATTTCGATATGTTTCCAAACAAACGAAGATTTTGAATATTTAAAAAGTTGTTGTCACCCGTGGCTAACTTCAAACTCCTGGCAACATACCATTTTCCAGCAGAAGCTTTTAGAATCACATCTTTGGTGTAAAGAAATTCTACGTCGGAATTATAAAGAACACGGAAAAGAAATTTATACGAAGCTGGCGTACCCTTACTTTGATATAATTCTTTTGCTATCTTAATTGCTTTTGATTTATCTGCTAAGATTTCTTGAGGAAAATAAGACAAAAAATCATTAACATAGTATTGTAGAAACTCATCCGTGGTTGTATCCACATCCATGTAATTTAAAAGATTCTTACTATAATCTAATGTATTATTTTGTTGTTCCATCCATTCATAATATGCCTGAATGAATAGAACAAAATTTGCATAGTTTGGGTCCTCACTAATGAACTTAGGGAGTTCGTAAGGAACCAGTAACGATGTTTTCTGATTGCTTTGTAACATTTAATTAACTTTTCTTAGCGTTAACAGAAACACTTACAGCATTTGGATCAAAAGGATCAATTGTAATTATTCTATTTAATGAAGAAGATATGATTGTTGTTGTTGGTACCGCAGATATGGTTAACTGTCCCAAATCATTTTCCACTGAAATTGGATTAAAGTTGGTCATAACAACAATACCATTCGTGTAATCGATGCTGCCAACATTAGAAGAAACAATAACTTTACCTTTAACAGTATCATTAATATAACTTCTGATTACTCCATATTGTCCCTGCAATTTTACCAATACAGATGCACCTGTACCAGTAGTGTCTCCAGGCGCAGGAACTATAGTAGCTAGTGCAGATGTGTAATTAATTCCTGCATTCGTTACGGTGACTGAATAAAGCTTGTTGTTGACGATTTTGGCGGTAGCTGTTGCACCAGTTCCGTCGCCTGTTATAACCACAGTTGGTGTTCCAGTGTAATTATAACCTGTACTGATTACTGAAACAGAATCAACACCAACAGTTGAGGTTGGAACTTCTTCAAAATAAACACCACTTAATATTGTTGCTGTATTGCTTGGATTTGGTATTGTCACACCAGGATAACTAACCAAAGATGTTCCATACAAACCACGTTTCAAAGAACTATTGAAATATAGATTATAATCTGTTGATGATCCAAGTGTTGGATAGAATTTCTTTTGTACATTGAGTGTGAAATCTGAAGAAACAATCGATTTGTCGTAGGAGTTAATCGTATTTAACAAATCATATGCACTGAATGTGGAATTGAAAGTATTTAAGTTTGTTGAGGAATAATTGTATATTGAATTTCTTATTCCTGCCTGCAAAGAACCAGCAGGTAGTGCAGTCTTTGATGAATTGTAAACAACATTTGCGGATACTTGGATATAAGTGTAATCAGGATTAACAATAACTGGTTCGACCGTCACAACACTTATTGGCCTAAGAACTTGAGAAAGAATCAATTCTTTTTGGTTGATTGTCAAATCGTAGGCACCGGCAGGTTTCATTGCAATAAAAACTTGGCCATAAACAGGAGGAACATTTTCTTCTCCGCCCCAAACAGATACCGCATCAAAAGATATACCTAAAGAATTTTGTTGAATTGCTGTAATGTAATCATTCTTACTTACTGCACGACCTTGAGAAGCAAAAGCTTTTGGTGCTTGGAACTTGATTGAAGAAATAGATTCTCTGTTTTTTCCCTGTGAAGCTGCTTGCATTGGCGTTACAAATGCTGTTCCACCTAGATTATCCATCAGAACAAAGTTGTTTGCTAAACCTCCGGCCGTGCCATCAGTTGAAATATAATTAACTCTGACGATGTTACCATCAGATAATTGTTTACCTAGAACACCATCACCAAAATATATTTGATAATTTCCATTTGTTGCTTCTTGTAAGAAATAAACCAAGTCTTTTGGCGTCAATTCCAAATAGTTTGTTGTACTGTTATAAATGTCATAATATGTGTTTGACGATGATTGTTGGACACTTACAGCCATTGTTGTAGCATCTATACCGGTGTCTGGTATTTCAAAAATATAATTAGGATTGTTTGATGAATTTACTGTAAAAGCATAGGTTAATGGACGACCTTGTTTTATTTCAACACCAGTAAATGACGCTGTGTTATTTGCTACAGAAGTTGTAGTAGAATTTGTAGTCACATAATTATAATTGACGCCATCGATGGATTCGGAAATAAAGTTTGTATATTTTGGTATCGTGAAAGTCGTTGTGTTAACACCAGAAAAACTTAAATTAATTTGTGCAATAGGTCCAATTGCTGATTGTGGCACATAATTCATCAGTTTTGCATGAGAAACTACAGATGATCGTTGTAGTGCAGAATCTAAAAACATTTCATTTGCTACCATGTTCAAGTAGTATGAATTGTATTGTGTGTTATATGCAAGTATGTCCAATAGAACAGACATTGACGAACCTTGGAAGTTATAATCTTTGAATGTGTCTTGTGATTGCAGATAATTTATGAAATTCTGCTTTATATCACCAAAATCTAAATTAGTAACTTGAATATTTGTATTTGATGCCATTATCTGGACCTTTGAAGAATTAAATTAACCGCAGTCGGTGTTGTGTTATTACCTATATAAAATCTCAAATAGACAGAAAAAGAAGCTTGGTTTGGATTCGATGTTATCTGCAAAGAATCAATCTTGGCTCTAGGTTCATAGTTATTGATAACATTTCTTATTTCTGTTTCCAAAATATTAGCCGTTAAATCATTTACTGGTTCAAATAACAGTTTATCTAGATTTGACCCCACATTTGGTTGAAATGGCCTCTCATAGAAGTTTGTCAATAATAAATTTCTAACAGAAGCAATAACTGCTTGGTCATCATAACGCATAGATACATCATTCGTTCCAGGTCTACGACTGAACGTTAAATCTAAATCCGTATAAACTTTTTGTAAATTTGCCATGTTCTATTTATTACTTAAATTGGAGTGCTTGTTAAACTTCCACCGGATGATACACCACCATGTACATGTCCACTTAAACTAACTCCATCACCAACAACGTCTCCTGTTGAAGTTATTTGTCCAGAAACCGATAAATTTCCATCTATATTTACTGGACCCGTTAGGTTAAAAGACTCCGAAACAGCATTTACTGTTCCATTTACAGTCATATCTACACTTCCGTCAACTTTTTCTACAACATTTCCTTTTACATATAAATTTGCATTTCCATTTACTGTGATGTTACAATTACCTAAAACATTAACAAAATTATCTCCGGCAACAATTTCATAATTATCAGTAACAATTTTTGTTATTTTTTTACCATCAGCCTGTATTTCTGTGTATGTTCCTGTTCTATGTGCTATATGTATTCTTTCCGAATTCACAGTATCATCAAACTCCATCACATGGCCAGATTCTGTTTCTAAAACTTGATTATATGGAGAAACTGCTGCATAAGAAGGTGATGGTTGAGACCAAGTTGATCCATCAGCCGTTTGAATATTTTTAACCAATGAGTCTTTTTCTCTTTGTATAATCGTTTTATCAATTTTTTGATTTCTATACAACCTACTAGTTGTAGGTTCATTCAATATGTTTGGATATAAAGATGCTGATTCATTATACGGAGAAGGTGAAGATTTCAATTGATTGTCTGTTCTTTGGTCAAAAAATCCAGTTCCTTTTTTAGGACCTTCAACTGGAATTCCAGGAATTACTCCAAGAAAACAAGGAAATTGACCAGATTCAGAATCAAAAAAGAAACCGGCAACATAATCACCTTCTTTAGGTGTTTTACTGATTTGTGAAACATTACCCGAATTCATAGGTAAGGCCCATGGTAGGTCTTCAGAAGGTACTAATTGTAAGTTATCAGTATGCCAACCAAAAATCCGAACTTGGCATCGACCCAACTTCAAAGGATCGTTTCTATTTTCAACTACACCAGTCCACCATATGAATCCATTTAATCCGGCAAAATTGTTAATGACCTTAGACATTTAAAATTCTCCTTTGGCCGTTTTTTGCCATAATGTACTTGTATTATTGACAGCTGAATAAAGTTTCACTGTACTTTCTTTCGCCAATTCTAAAACAGTTTTGAATTCAGTTAAAGTAACCATGTGTCTTACTGCTGTTATTAAATATTTGCCGGAATAAAAATCATCAGGCTCTCTATTGTTTGAGTTCTTTGACAATAAAGTAAAATTAACCAAACGACCAACAGTTAGTGCGGAATCACCAGGAACAGAAATCTTAACTCTTGTATATTGTGCTAAAGGAATTTGTGCAGTCCTATTTGGAATAAACGTTTCAGCCATAACATCATGTTGTACAGAGTCGTTTTGCTTTATGTAGTCAGAATCAGTTTGATTAAAGTTTGTTAGAACGAGTTTGTATGTTGACTGTGGAGTTTGATTTAATCCATCACCAAAACGGTTTTTATAATTGTTAGTTATTGGAAATTCATTCAGTTTTTGTGCAGTTGTTGAATACTTTCCATAATCAAAATCTGTTACCTTAAATCTTCTTAAAAGTGGATCAACGGACATTAACCGATTAGCAAAAATACCTTGATTGATTGCACCTAAAGTATCAAATGAATCCATGATTTCATACGACATTACATTAAAGATTCTTAAATCTTTTTCTGAATTACTATTTGTCAGATTATAATTTTTTGGATTGTAACTGTAAGTATTATAAACTGTTCCTTTGAAAAGTGTTTGCAAAGACCTAAAATTGAATCCAAACTTATTTTCATAGAATAACATATCAGAACCAATATTGCCTGGAGCTGGTCTAGCATAGTTTGACATCCAGTTAATGGCATCAAAAGGTTTTAAATTAGGTACAATGAAGTCATATACACCGTATGTGTTTTCAATAACACCAACTTTGTTTTTGGGAATCTTTAAGTAAGTACTGAGTACGTCTAGTATATTTGATGTAATGTCTTTACCTTTGTAAGACTTACTAATTTTATATTGTTCAGATAATAACAATTCTTCTGAGCAAAAGTATAACGAATATGTTTCTGTATTTCCATCATTCTCTGGATTTCTTTTAGCAACCTTAAAAATACGAAAGATTCTATCTATTACACCACTTGTATCGCCTGCAATTTTACTGAGTGTGATTCTAATAAATTCATTGCCGTTCATTTGCAAAGATTCAATAAAACCAGATGCATCAACAACCATCAGGTAACCCGACATTGTATTATTGTATATGTCCTCATTGATAGAAAGTTCAACAAGAATAGACTTAACATCAAATGTTGTGACTGCTGTTAAGATTGTTAACGTCTTTAAACTATAGTCATTAGGGTATCTTATTCCAGGACTAACCGGTGTATTTTCTGCCATTTTATTGAGCTAACAAAGATTGGAATTGTGATTCAAATTGTGAAACATATGAGGAGTTTACTAGATTAATATTTCTATTGCTTTCATTAAGGCGAGTTTCATATTCGTATAATGTTTCGGTATATTTACTAACGGTTTGTGTAACCTGAGCACCACTAGAAAATGTACCAGTACTTGTATTTTCTTGGACTAAAGCATATGCAGTTGAGTCGATATAGTAGGTTGAAGTGGTTGATTCATTTGTACTACTATCAATTGTTATAATTGTTTTAATATAGTTTTGTATGTTGCTTTGAGTATATGCCAAGATTTGACTAGATGTTACTGTGTTTGCTGATATGTTTAATGAATTTGCAGTTGCTGATTTGTACTTATCTAAAACATAGTCACTAAACAAGTTTTGATTCATTGGCCAATTCCATTGAGGATCAATAATCTGATTAGCAAACAACACAATCCAATAACGATAAGAATCTCCATAGTATTTGTCTGCAATAATCTCTGGTGTGTCACCGTCTTGTATATCATAAGAATAAAACAATAGAGGATTGTTCAGTAGAGAAGGTATTATTTCGGTCCTAACCATTAGATTGGTCAGAACTATTTTATTGCCAACGTAATCTATAGTGGCAATCTTAGGCATTACTTGAAAGTATTTCATTATCTTAATGCATCCTTATCGTCGGCACTACTATGATAACCTTTTGACAATCTTGCTTTATCGACAATTTCGATTTCTTCAAATTGTAAGGTCAACTGCGTTTGAACTGGTGCACCATCAATATGTGCAGCAAAACCATTTGGTGCATAATTAACATCTATGTTTTTTAATACACAATCTGCGTATTTTGGGAGGTACTTGTTATCGATACCCTTAAAGAAAAATTTGACGTTGAATATTGCAGGAGGAATTAAAAACATGGTTTCGGAAGAAGATGTTTTTCCTTGTGCTAGTGCAGGCGCAGCATAATATTTAAATTGATATATAATGTTGTTAACAATTTGTGCTTCTGCTTGAGATTTTGGTGTAAAAGTAAATGCTAAACTAAACTGTCTAAAATTTGTTCCTTGATAAAGCATTTGTAATTGTGGATTGGAAGCATAACCTTGACCTTGTAAAAGAACCTCAGCTAAATTACCTCCGGTTGATATACCCACTTTATCAAGTACACCAAGTCCAAAACCAATTGCACCAGCAATAACATTTGGATCAGATGATGCAGCACCAAAACCTCCTGCAGCACCACCAGATTTTACACCTGATCCAAAAGTTGAGGCTACTTGAGCAATTTGTCTAATACTTTGAATTGTACTTAATTCGGCCGCTAAACTAATTTCACTATAATTCGCAGTATAACTTGATTCTAATGTGTCTGGCATATACAATGATATAACAGCTTTGGATTCGGTGGTCTGTGGTTTAACTAATTTTCTAAGGCCGGCATCAGCTTTTGTTGCTATTTCTCCTGTTTTTGTGGCAAGAGCTGTACCAAAGGCGGCCGCCTGGTCAAATAATTCTTCTCCCGGTTTGTCTGAATTTATAAAATTATTATACGATGTTTTAACAGTTGATGCTGCAAAAGTTAAAGCATCCTGACTAGATTGATTTATATCTTTGATTACACCAGGCACATCAGTTTTTTCATAACTTTGTGGAATTATTTCTTTGATGCTGAATTGAACATAGTGGCTTTTTGTTGCATCAGTTGCCAATTCTTGTGGATACGAAATAGTTGAAAGGCCTTTTCCACCAAATAATGCAGCCAAAGGTCCGCTAAGAACCTGACCCGCTGAACCGGGTATAGATACTCCACCGATTGAAGTAGGTATTGAAATTATTGCCATGTGTTTCCAAATAAAAGATTATACATATATTTATGGCCTATTCAGGAAAGTTTATTCCCAAAAATCCACACAAGTATGTGGGTGATTATACTAATATTATCTACCGTTCTTCGTGGGAATGCAAGGTAATGTCGTGGCTCGACTTAAATTCAGAAGTAATTTCGTGGGCCTCAGAAGAACTTATCATTCCATATATATCGCCGGTCGATGGCAGAAGGCACAGATATTTTCCCGATTTCTTAGTAAAAGTTCGCACAAAAGATAATAAATTGAAAACAATGATTATTGAAGTTAAACCAAAAAAGCAGTCAGTCGAACCGGAAAGAAAGAAAAGAGTGACAAAACAATACATCCAAGAAGTTTCTACATGGGGTGTAAACCAGGCGAAATGGAAAGCGGCTGAAGAATTTGCCTTAGACCGAGGTTGGCAGTTCATGGTGATAACTGAGGATCATCTAGGACTCTAACTAAATAGTACATGGCTGTATCAAAACTAACATCACTAGCAGAAGAAAAAAGATCGACAGGTTATAAGACCATGTCGAGGGATTCCATTGGTTGGCTCCGTGACAAGATAGAAGAAATTAAAAGACCAGACAGAATACCTCCCACAATTAATGCCGAAAAGTTTAGACGCACAACCGCGTTTAGAGTTGGAATGATGTATTGTTTCTTTTATGACCCAAAAACAAAGGCTGATTTGCCTTATTATGATAAATTTCCAATGGTTTTGGTGCTAGAAAAGTATAATGATGGGTTCTTAGGATTGAATCTTCACTATCTACCAGTTAAGTATAGAGTTGCTTTTTTAACCAAATTGATGAAATTTGCACAGCTGACACCTGAGGATGACATTAATCGTATGCGTATATCATATGACATTTTAAACTCCGCCAAGAAATATGCGGAGTTTAGGCCTATGTTGAAGCGTTATCTTTTTAATCATACAAGGTCTAAACTGTTAAAAATTGAACCAAATGAATGGGATGTAGCAACAATGTTACCTCTACAACAATTTAGAGGCGCACGAACATCCACAGTATGGAAAGATTCGATGCAGCACTACAAAGACCACATGGCCCACTTTAATCAGGAAGAATAATGCCAAGTTTAACCAATTTTATTCAATCATTTTCATCAGACGTTGCAAGACCAAAACAGTTTGATGTTACTATTCCTGCGCCACTGCCCTTGATTCCTTATCTTGGTACTGCAAGAAATCTATCACTTAGGTGTGAATCTACTCAATTGCCTAGCAGAACATTTGCAACAGCAGAACAAAAGTTTGGTTCAAACCCAGTAGAAAAACACCCTTACCATTCACAATACAATGATGTTGATATGACATTTATAGTTTCAGATGATATGCGTGAAAAACTATTCTTTGATGCATGGATGGAATACATCAACCCAACAATCACATTTGATTTTAACTATAAGAGTGATTACATATCTACCTTGACAATAAATCAATATGATGTAAAGAATGAGTTAACTTACTCACTTAACTTGATTGATGCTTTTCCTATTTCAGTCAATCAATTAGATTTGGATTGGTCTAATGAAGGTTTTCACAAACTAACAGTAGTTTTTGCATATAGATACTGGCAAAACAATTCTATACAACAACTTGGTTCTAGTTTGCTTCAGGCAGGCATTTCTGAGATAATCAATACAATTGGTGGTTTATCTCCTGATCCAAAGATTACAGATGCGCCAGATTTTAAAAGTGGTATTTACTCTGAAGAATACCAATATTATCTAAAAGAAAAAGAAGCAGGCGGATTAAAATTTTAATCAATTTACATTATATTGAAGGAACATTATGGCTTTACCAAGAATAGACTCACCCATTTATGAATTGACATTACCAATGTCCAAAAAACAAGTTCGTTTCCGTCCTTTCTTAGTGAAGGAACAACGAAATCTAATGATGGCCATTGAATCGGATGACAAAGATACAATCGAAAAGAACATCAAACAGGTTCTACACAATTGCACAGTAACAGAAGATGTTGATATCGAAACACTTCCAATTATTGATGTTGAATATTACTTCATTCAATTGAGAGCAAGGTCTGTCGGTGAAGTTGTTGAGAACAAATACCGTTGTGAAAATGTTGTAGAAGAAACTCCGTGCGGTAACTTGATGACAGTTAATTTTAATTTACTTGATATTCAGTTGACCAGGAATGAAGATATCAAAGACGAGATTCAGTTGACCGACCAGATTTTTATTAAGTTGCGTTACCCACAGTTTTCTTCTCTTAATTCATCGAATGAAAACTTGAATGCAACAGATATGGCATTTGAAATGATCGTGTCTGGTATTGAAAACATCTTTGACGGTGAACAGTATTACTATGCAAACGAAACACCAAAAGAAGAATTGATGGAGTTTATTGAATCTTTGAACCAGGAACAGTTTGCTAAGATTGAAGAATTTTTCGATAACCTTCCTACATTGAATAAGAAGATAGAAATGGATTGCAGCAAGTGTGGATTCCATCACGCCATCAATGTGGAGGGCCTCGAAAATTTTTTCGGGTAGTGATGCGGCATGATAACCTAAAAAATTATTATACCACAAATTTTGCGTTAATGCAGCATCACAAGTATAGTTTAACCGAACTTGAATTAATGTTACCTTGGGAAAGGGACATTTACGTTACTATGTTGGCTCAGTACATAGAAGAAGAAAACGAAAAAATTAAACAGAGAAACGCTGAACGTAAATGAAACAAGAAAAATTTAACGAGTTAATGAAAACCGGAGAATTCGAGCAAATGTTCATTGGGAATCGTATCAATGAACTACTGGAATCTGACGACTTGACAAAAGAACAAATGGATTCGTTAATTCAATTGGGTAAAGATATATCTAAAACAGAATTGGAAAGACGCCAAAAAGATTTGGCTTCTCAACCCGGTTATGAGGAATATATTCTGTCACCATTGGTTGCTAAAATATTAGGCACCAAAACCAAAAAAACTAAATCGGTACCTGAAAAGACTGTTGAGCAAACAAAGAAGATGAAAGAAAAGTTTGACCCAGGTAATTTGGGTAAAGCTTTTAAGAAAACTTCTACATCAGCAATTGCAACAAAACAACCAAAAGAAGATACTGTTATTACAGAAAAGAAACCTGCACAACCTAAAGTAGGATCAATCGATGCAGGTCTATATGCAAGTATCGCATCAACAAAAATATCTAAGCTACGCAAAGGTGACAGTGTAGCTACTATTGCAACTAAAATCTATACAGTTTTAAAGACTGACATGGAAGAAAGAAAACAAAAATCAGAACTTGCGAGAAATTTTGGTGTTGAAAAACTTGATAATGAAAGAAGAAGGCATAACGAATTGTTGGATGCTGTAGAGAAGGCAAAGAAAAAACAACCTAGAGTGCCTGTACGTGATCCAAAAACAGGTAGATTTGTCAAGGCAGAAACAGGCAAACCTGGAGTACCTACACCACCAGTAGGCAAAGGCCAACCTGGAGCACCTTCAACAGCACCTAAGACTCAACCTAAAGTTGAACCTAAGGCACCAGAGCCAGTAAAAACACAACCTAAGGTTGAAACTAAACCAGCTGAACCAGTAAAGACTGAACCTAAGTTGGAAACTAAGGCGCCAGAAACTCCTAAACCGCAACCTAAGATAGAGACTAAACCAGCTGAAGCACCAAAGCCAACTGCAACTAAACCTCCACCTGAACCTGCGGCACCACCGACAACAACAAAAGTTCCACCAAAAGTGGAATCTGGTGGTGTATCAACAATATCTAAAGTGACAGTAGGAACAGCTGCAGCCGGCATAGCACAGAGTATTGGTGCAGCAGAATCTGGTGGAAATTACGATATTTCTTATGGAGATTCTTTTGATAAGAAACAAGGTAAATTTATTAATGTAGCAAAAGATCCAAACACAAAAAAACCATTAAATTTAAAAACACCTGAAGAATTTTCTGGAAAAAAATTAACAGAAATGACACTTGAAGAAGTTAAAGCTTTTGGTGAATATCGTTCTAAAAATGGTGCCGGTGCCGGTGCAGTAGGTAAATATCAATTTATGCCTACCACATTATTTGGACGTTATGATAAAAAAGGTGTGTTTCGACCAGGTTTAGTGCAACAACTTAAAGTACCAATGAGTGCCAAATTTGATGAAAGTTTACAAGAAAGACTCCAAGAACTTTTACACACACAAGATGTTGCAACATTAAAAAGAATGAATGTTCCAATTACTCCTGGTTATGAATATATGGCTCATTATATTGGAGCTGCAGGAGCATCCGCAGTTTTTAAATCAATAAACAGAGGTGAAGATAAAACTGTAGCACAAGTTATGATGGATTCTGGTTTCTCTGTTGGTAATAATAAAGAGCTGTACGAGATTAAAGCAAGAAACTTTGAAAAATTGTTACAAGGTAGGCTGGAAAAGAAAGGTCAATTAGCTCCACATTCTACAATACCAGAAATAGGAAAAGAGTTGAATGATTCTTCTATGGACAATGCTGAAATGAAAAAAATGATGAGACAAAGTGATACACTTGTAAACATAAATGCACCAACTACAATTATCAATAAACAAAATCCAAAACAAAGTATAAGCAAACCAACATCAGCTGATAGACCAGCTATAGCAGGAATACCATAAAATGGCAACTAGACAATATAACACCACTAGAAGAACGCAAGCTACAGGCCTGGCCGACGTAATCAGGAATTTAATATCAGGAACAACACCATACAATCTACGCCAACCACAGCGAGTTTCACAAAATTATCAACGCAGACCACAAAGAGTTTCACAAAGAACAATTGATAATATGGAAGATTTGAAACAGAATTTCCATCCCACAAACATTGGCCGTGCATTAGGTAGAAAAACCGCCGGCATGTTTATGAATATGTTTAAAGGTGACGACAAAAAAGACAATGTAAAAAGTAGAAGGTCTCGAGCAAAAGAGGTGAATGATAACAAGAAAAACAATCCACTTTATACAAAGATATCCGAGGGTACTGATAAACCAGTGAGAAAAAATGACTCACTTTCAGATGTTTTTAGTAAAATTTACAATTTACTTAAATTAAACACTGAAGATAATAGAAAAAAGAATCAATTAGAAAAGAACTTTGGTAAAGAAAAAGAAGATGAACGTGAAAAACGACACTTAGAATTGGTCAAAGCCATTAGTGGTTTAACTGGTGGTGGTGGTACAGTAACAAAAGTGGGAGAAAAAGAAAAAGGTAATTTTTTTGGTGATTTGCTTAATAGTGTAAAGGACATGATACGAAGATTTAAGATGCTTCTCGCGCCTTTGTTAGAATTTGCTAAGGATGTTGGAAAATCTGGTCTAAAAATGTTAGGTAAACTTATAGGTCTTCTTACCGGTTCAAAACTATTTTCAATTCTTTCGAAAATAAGTGGAGGTTTAAGTCTTGCACTTTTTTCTGGTGACCTTAATGCAAATGAAGCTGAAGACCTTGCTGAAAAACAAAAAATGGCACCAACAATTAGTCCGGGTGTAAGAAAACAATTTTCCAGAAATGAAATTGATTTATTTGTAAAAGAAGACAAATTTTTTAATGATGACAAGTTAAAAGATAGAGAAGCTGGATTTCCTGGTGCCGATAGACCAACATTACAAAAATGGTTAGATGACAATCCGAATCCAAAATCATTGTATATACCTGATGAAAAAATAAATGTACAAAGGTCTGTTGACCGCTCAAGTAGAAGAATGCAAGCCGATCAGGAAGAACAATTTTACCAAGAAGAAAGAATGGATGCTGGATTACCACGAACCGCCACTCCTGTGCCACCAAGAGCAGTCGGTTCAAGTAAGAGAGTCCAAGCAGCAATTGCGGAAAAATTTTACCAAGATGAAGTAAAGGCTGCTGGATTAGCACCAACGGCCACACCTACAGCTCCGGCACCAGATCGTTCGAGTAAAAGAGTCCAAGCAGCAATTGCGGAACAATTTTACCAAGATGAAGTGGCTGCTGCAAAACGCTCAGTCACAATCAACAGCCCTAAGACCGTTGTTGGTGGAGACACTAAGGTACAGTCCCTGAACGTCGAGGAGTCTGCACCTGTAAGAATTGATGATCCTACATTAAAACACATCCAAGAAAGAAACCTGAGAAGATTTTAAACATAAAAAACCCCGCACTAGGCGGGGTATAAACTTTTATGAGAAAGAAAGTTTAATCTTCTTCAGCCAACTTTGCAAAATAGGCCATATCGTCATCATCACCCATTGCTAATTCAGGTTCAGCTGCCTTAGGTTTGAATGCTTCAGGTGTTGTTCGCATTTGTTCAACAGTAGTCTTAGGTTTAATAGTTTCACCATTCAAACCAAGAACACGGTCTAGACGAGTTTTCAATTCATCATATGTCTTGAATTCCTTGTCACCAGTCAACTCTTTCAAAGAGTGTTCTGCTTTCCAAATCTTTTCAAGTTTAGCATCATCAGTTGACAACGGTGAAGCTGATTCAAATTCGGACTTGTCATAGTTTTGGTAACCCTCAACTTTACGAATCTTTAACTTGAAGTTAGCACCACCCCATAGGTCAAACGGATTGATTGCTTGTTCATCTTCAAATTGTGGATTCATTGCTTCAGTAATCTTGTCAAAGATTTTCTTACCGAAACGGAACAATTTGATTTGTCCTTCGTTTTCTGGATGTTTTGGATCCGAAACGATATAGATGTTTGCGAGATAATTAAGTTTACGCTTTTGTTTACGTACAACTTCTTTGTTGGCTTCAATACCTGAGTTCCACAAGCCTGAATTGTGTTCACACACAGGACATTGTTGATTCTTTGTAGTCAAGCAGTTGTCAATAAGCCAACCACCAGGACCTTGAAAGCCGTGAGAGAAAATTTTGACCCACGGAAGTGCGTCATCACCATCGACAGCTGGTGCTGGAAGAAAACGGATAGTAGCCATGCCGTTACCAGCCTTATCTACTTCTGGTTTCCAGTAATTGTCTTTATTGTCAGAACCCTCTGTTGTATTCAAAGCTTCGATAGCTTTGGAGAGTTTGTCGAGATTGCCCGAAGAGCGTTTGAGATTTGCGAAATCTGCCATGATTATTTCCTTTTTGTATAACGGAGTGTAAAAAATATAAACGGATTATCCACTTTATGCATAATATAATAGTATTTATACACGCAATAAAGCGTCTAGTGAAGCAATAGTAGATGCAGCATCCGTATGATGAATTGCTGTACCACCTGCTTCAACCCAGTCACTGATAACAGAAAGTGTGTCATCAATGATAATGGATTCTGGTGTCGCAAAGGTGTACTTTAGGTTTTTACCTGGCACAAAATTGCGTGTATAGTTGATACCGTGGGAAATCAACCAAACTCTTTTTTGGTCTGAAATATCCACATGAGATTCTTGTCTTGCTGTAGAAGAAAGAATCTCTACAGGAACATCTAATGTGTTCAAGTGATCCAAAAGCATCCTTGCATCAGTCATCATGTCGAGGCTTGCAAATTGCTTATTCTCAATAAAGGTGTTAAAGTAACTACCAAAATTACGATTTCTATCAGCCTCTTGAGGTGTGATATGGAACATTTCTTTATAACGTTTGGAAAAGTCAGCAATCACGCCGTCTAAATCTAAGTATATTTTTGTATATTTACTCATTTGTAATTGCCTCTTTTAGTATATTCTTAAACTTAACCTTATCGTATGTAACGAATGGTGTGTACTTTTCACATTTCAATTTCCATGAGGGCCATATAATATCTTCACTTATTTTTTTGTCCCACATAGAAAAGAATTTAATAATATCATTTAGTATCACCAATGTTTCAATACAAATATCATTCTGCATTGCAGCCATCAATAAAAACGGATGGCCCTGAGCCGGTACCTTTATCAAGTCATCAGGTTTATTAACCTGTTCCATGATTCGTACTATATCAGATTCAAAACGATAAGTCAAGCTCTGGTTAATCTTTTGCCACTTTTTATATACTTCTTCTCCATTCGGTCCAGTCATTTCACCAACCCAAGTTGAGTCTCCGTATATGAAATTGGCCACGTAGAAGTCCCTGAGTTCATCCAACGAGTATTTGCGTGATAACCGATAGAAGGAATATTTGTCCTTACGACGGAGAAAAGTATCTTTGCTCACATTTGTTTTCCCATGATACTTAATGTAGTCATAGGAACTGGACGTAAAATGTAACTTCAACGCATTATATAACGCAAAGGCCGCAAAGCCTGTACCTTCATTCATAATGGGAGTTTGGCCGACCTCTTGATAAGATTAACAGATTGTGCTTCTTCACGGATACGAGATTTAAGATGTGCGGAAATCAACGTTGCTGCAATCTCTACCTCAATACCAGTTTTCTCACAATATTCAATTATAGTGTCCATGCATGTGTGCCGAGTTTCATCAGCAGCCTTTATAATACTGGCACTAAATTCTGAAATTTCTTCACGAGTAGGCATTAACGTTTACCCATAGAATATGTGATGCAAGTAGCAGTAGGAGTTTGTTCATAAGAACATTTTACAGACAATGGATCAACACCTTTCATAATGGCTGATTCCATGTTCTTTGCAAAATTGTTTCGTTCATTAATTTGATAGATAGTTGCACCCGCAACCATTGAACCTATCAGAATAGTGCAGCATACAATCATAGTAATGAATTCTTTATTCATAGTAACTCCTGTTTTTGTCAATTTTGTCTTTTCCGCTTCGGTAGAATATGTGTCTTCCAATTTGTTTCACCTTTTCCAAATTCCAATGTGGATTAATATAGTCGGCATGGTAGTATGTTGCACCTTCTGTAACATCTTCCTTGAGCTCACGATTTAGAATCATGTCAATTGCCAACTCACGAACTTCATTATATAACATAGTGTCTTTGATTGTCAAGCGTTTATCGGTAATCTTTTTATCACACAACCAAGAAAACTGACAAGTCTCTCCTGTTTTTTGATGGACTACTCCGCAAATGTCTTTACTGTAACCGGCTTGAACGCGATTAATGGTAACAAAAGCAACAGCTTGCTTACCTTTATCTGGTTCATGTCCTGCCTCAAAGTAAATGTTCTCTGCAAGGCATGTTACCTGCCTTTTTGTTGCCTCTGTTAGATTTTGATAATCCGCTTTTAGAGGGATCCTAAAATTAATGTTTATCATTGAGAGACAAAGAACTATTGCGGAAACTACTATGCTGAAAAGTATTGCTCTACTTCGCATGGGTTTCCTTTCGAAAAAAATGGTAGGTTATTTTGCTACGCTGGTAAACCTACCAAAACCTACACAACTTTAGAAGCTGTATTTAAGTCCAGCAGTTAGACGATTACCGTCTTGTGAACTAACTTTGCTTTCACCAGCTTGATAGCTGTAATCTAGTGTTGCAGACACTTTCTTAGTAATAGGCATACTTGCACCTGCACCAACAATAAGCGCATATCCATCAGGATTAACTTTAGTATCTACGTAAGCTACACCAGCTTTTACTGCAACAGTTGCGGGACCAAATTTTGCAACATCTTTTGCACCCAAAACACTAAGAGTGTCTGAAGATGCATTACGTGCAAAACCACCGGTCACATCAAGAGCTCTTACTTGAGTTCCTACTGTTACACCCCAAACATTTTCTTGCTTGGAAAAATTGTTACCACTGGTAACACCAACTTCTACAGCTTGCGCCATACCTGCACTAATAAGTGCTGCTACTAATACGAGTTTCTTAATCAAAGTTTTTCTCCTGTTGTTGAACAAAATGCCAACTGATTGGATAATAAGGACAGTTGGCGAAACCTCAGCTTAGCTTAAGCAGCTAGGCGATATGCGGAGTCGTTTGCATTTACGTTTTTTTACTTTTTACGACTATCTGTGTCGGGTAGCCAATTAGTTTACTCATATGTCGGTCGATTGCCGTATCATCCCCATCATAAGCATATTAGTTCTCAGTGATCGATGCCGTTAAATAACACCGATGTATCTAATATGCTTATGGTGGAGATGGAGGGAGTCGAACCCTCTTGTCGCCATCGTTTCAAAAAATCAGTTTACTACCATTACAAATTTGGATAAATTCTCTTAGGTGATTATCATCCAAATTATTCTTTAACCAATTTACAGATACACTTATGTATCGTATATTCCCTTTTATATAACCTTTATTACTATCAATTCTATCGAGTGATGCTTGAAAATTTTTATTATAGTTCGTTTTTAGAACCAAGTCAACCTTTGTTACTATACATTTACCATTTTGTTTTTCCCACAATTCCTTCAAATATGGCAAATCTAAATCACAATCTTTATTGCGTTTATGGCAACTGGCTAATAAATTACGAAAACCTGTATACTCATCCGCTCTATTTCTACTGAGTGCTTGTAAATTTTTTCTATTTTCTTCTCCATAATTCCATTTATTGATTTTTTCTTTCCCCTTTTTTAAGTTTGACATACCTAAACAAGCAGGTGTACAAAAATGTGGCCGACTTTTCTTTATGGCTGCTGTTACATACTTCGTTTCTTTTTCAAAATGTTTTCCACAACCGGAACAACATACTAGTGTCGTTTTTTTCATTTGTTACCTCCACAAGTATTTAGTGGAGTTGAGGCGTTTAAAACAATTAATACAGCAATAAAAAACACACTTAGGGAGATTCTCACTCCCGTACCCACAGAGTGGGAACTTAGTCTAATTGCACGGTTAACCGTGTCCCAGTTCATAAGTGTGTTAAGTATATATTATATCACAAAAAAGTTTGTTTGTCAAGTCTAATTTGGTATATTAGAAAGAAAACTTTGGATATTTTACCTTTACGGCTTGGCAAGCGTCTAGGTATTTTTGTTTTTGTGTATCATCACCCTTGACGATGGCATCCAAATAATCAGCCATTGGAGGATATGATTCTGCTCTGAGTGTTTCAATAACTCTATGAATGATGGACTCATTGATTGTTAGACCCCATGATTGTCTAAAGATGAAGTCATAACCTTCAGGAACAGAATCTTGTTTTACAAATTCTTCAACCACAGTATCAGCCATTAAAAGGTAACCTGAAGCATCAGGTTTTTGGCCAATCATAACAACTTGCAAGTCTGTATATTTTGGTGGAATATTATCTCCCATAGGTGTTGTAGGCCCACCAAAAACTGTTGACAAATTACTAGACTCTACTGTGCAAAGATAAAACATTAGTTGTTCTCCAATTGTTGTTGTGCCACAGGAGGCACCGTGAATTCGATTTTAAGTGGGTCAACACTTCCAATCAAAACTTGAGCATTTTCTGGAATTAATCCAATTTGTTGCAATGCATTCCATGTATGTGGGTTTGACATTGCATTACGCAATTTTGCAGGAGAAGGACGACCATTTGCTAAAATTTCAGCATGAATTTCTTTTCCAATCATCACTGTAAATTCATTAGCAGCATTTGCTTCATACATTTCTTCATTTGTATAAGGCGTACCATCTGGATGTTTCATTCTAGTTGGTTCTGCAATTTCAAAACATTCAGCCAAAACTTTTTTAAGA